ATGTGCTCTCTTGCCAAACAGTATGACGAAATCGATGTTTTAAGCGATTACTTAAAAAGCAATCCTGATGCAGATTCGTCAAATGTTGTCAGCTTTATGATGGCAAGTGGAGTAGAATAAAAAAGATAGTTGAGAGCCTTGCGGTTGCGTGAGGCTCTTTTCTTTTGCCCTGTGGTGCTGCTAATCGTGGCACTGTGGGGCTTTTTTATGTTCAACAGTCAAATAGACATTAAGAAGTATAAATGCCGAAATTGAGGCAATGAGAGAAGGTGGTTATTTGGATGAAACACTTAGGAAAGAGATTATCAGAGAGGATTTGAAACGAAAGAACAAAGGCAAGAAGATTGTTCCGGCGAAATATCGAATGAAGTACCCCGACAGTGCAGAGAGGGAATATGTGAGGCTGGCAAATGAGTATATGGCAATCGAAAAGGAAGTCCTGCTGAAATATATCCCGGAACTAAAGCAGATTCTGAATGAGGGTACAAAGTACAACACCGATTCCAAAAAGGATAATGAGAAGAAAAGAAAGGTGGCTAGGTTTTCCACCATTGACAACACCATTGTCCGCCTCGGAATACTCTTTGACAGCATCCAGAAAGAACTTGATTCGGCATTTGGACTTTATGACCTAAAACGGAATCTGAATAAGATAGCAAACCTCGACCACAAGCTGACAATAGCAGAGTGGAAGAAAACAGTCAGCAAAACGCTTGGTATCAATATTCTGGATGATTATTATTCCGGAGAATACTATCAGAGAATGTTGGAGGAATGGGTGTCGGCAAATGTGGACCTTATCAAGACAGTGCCAAAGGATTCACTTAGTACGCTGAAAGAAAAGGTTTATTCGGATTACATGAATGGCCGCACCACTACTAACATTGTGAAAGAACTTCAGCGGCAGTATGGAATGGATAAGCGACACGCACAGCTGATAGCAAGAGACCAGACATCAAAACTCAACTCAAACATAACACAGAGCCAGCAGAGAGAGGCAGGAGTTAGCAAATACAAATGGTCTGGCTGTCTTGACAAAAGGGAGCGGAAAAGCCACTTAGACCTCGAAGGAAAAATTTTCAGTTGGGACGATCCGCCAGAAACAGACAACGGAAGGCGGTGCCATCCTGGAGAAGATTATCAGTGCCGGTGCTGTGCGATACCGGTATTTGATATAGACGAACTGGATTTGCCAGTATGAAAGGGGTGATTGCCTTGAAAAAGTGAAAATAAACAGGAGGTGCGGAAAGTGAAACTGCGAAGAATTGACAGTATTTCCATTGATCAGACTTATTACACAGACGAGGGATATCTGGTAGACCATCCCATTGTAACTACCTGTGGAATATTTGAGTACAAGAATGATGATGGAAGTACAAGGAGGGAACTCCGCTTGCCTGAGAACGTCTTTGACGAGAAATCATTGGAGAGTTACAAGGGCAAACCAATTATCATCACGCATGATGCTGGGGAGGTAGACAAGGAAAATGTTCACAGAGAGCAGATAGGCACAATCATGAGCAAAGGATATCGTGACGGAGATAATGTCCGCTGCGAGATTATCATTCATGACACAAACGCATTGGAAAGATGCGGCTTGAAGGAACTTTCACTTGGATACAGCCTCGATACGGATGATACTCCCGGCGTATACAAGGGAGAGAAATATGATTGTATACAGAAAAATATCGAAATCAATCACCTTGCGTTAGTTGGAGAGGCGAGAGCCGGAGAGGCTGCCCGCTTAAATATTGATGGCAAGGATGATGATGTACAAATTCTAAAAGGAGGCAAAGTAATCATGTACAAACCTAATGCAAAAGGTCGCAGAGCTGATGATGGAGCAGAACTTTCCCCGGAGGAAATGGAAGCTGCTATTGCATTATTCAAGGCTCAGCAGGCGGCAAGTCAGGCGACTGGCGAAGGAACAGACGGAGAGGAAGACCCGGAGGAAACACCGACCGAGGGACAGGAGGAAGAAAAGAGCCCTGTTGATAAGGTCAGAGAGAACATTGACCGCCGGGATTCCGAAGGAGAAGGAATGGATCCGGAAGAAATCATTGCAGAGCAGAAAGCAGACCTTGACACTCTCTTGGAGGAAATTGACAAGCTGCAGGCTTCCAGTGATATGAACGGAGACGAGGGAGAGGAAGACAATCCCGAAGGCGAAGGCTCTCCTGATTCTGAGGAAGAAAATTCTGACGAGGGAGAGGAAGAATCCGAGGAGGAAAAAGAGAAGGGAGTAAATATGGATTCCGTAGACAGAATCATTCAGGACCGTTTGGATGTGTGCAGAATGGCAGACAAACTCAATCTTGATGGTGTCGAGAAACTCTCTGTGACAGAAGGAAGAAAGCGTATCATTAAGGCAGTCAATCCGAAGATTAACCTCGACGGAAAGAGCAACAGCTACATCAATGCCGCTTATGATATCGCAAAGCAGTCTTTCCACGAGAGAAAGAGCACAGACGATCAGAGACAGAAGATGGTAACAAACAAAGTTCGTAAGGATGCGAAAGAGGAAAGCAATTCCAATTCCGCCCGTAAGAATATGATTTCAAGAATGACAGGAGGTAGAAAGTAATGAGCATGGCTGCACAGACAAGTTATGGTTTCGGCTTTCCCAAGGGAGTAGCCGGAGGGCTGTTTGATTTATCAGCCCACGAAGTATCTACAAGGCAGGCAGAGGGAACAGGAATTTCCTTTGGTATCGGCGTTGTTGTTGGAACAAACAAGGGTACTGATGTTGCTGTTCCTACATCTTCTGCTACTGCCACAGATTTTGAGGGAGTTGTGGTACACAATTCCGTAATGGTTGAGATGGATATGGCCGGAAAGGTTGGCATTGATGACAAGAGAACTGTCGGCTGCCTGCACCATGGCAAAATCTGGGTAAAGACAGGTAAAGACGCCGCACCTGCATACAAGGAAAAGGTGTATCTGATTACCGACGGAGAAGAAGCAGGGCTGTTCACTACATCGGCTGACAGCTCAACCAAGGTGGAATTGAATGCGATTTACCTTGGCGTAACTGATGATGGTATTGCAAATGCAGAGTTTTTCCCTGCTGGTGCAAAAACTGAATAAGGAGGGACACATCGATGAAAGATTTTAACATGGATGATTACAGCGCATTAAAGGGTTCCACCCTCGTAAAAGGACTTGCAGGAAGTGAGAACCTTCGTTTTGACAGCGTTGAATCAGCAACAGTATTCTTCGCCAGAGAGCTTGATCAGGTCAAGACAAAGACCTATGACAAGCAGTACCCGGAACTTTCGGCTCTGGCATATTTCCCTATTACCTCCGAGGTAAATGAGGGAGCAGAAACAACCACATATTACAGCTATGACATTACCGGTATGGCTGCGATTATCAACAATTACGCAACTGACCTTCCGAGAGTAGATGTACAGGGCGAATCTCACACCGCATCTATTAAGTCCATTGGCGACAGCTATGGATATAATGTGCAGGAAATGAGAGCATCCCGCATGGCCGGAAAGTCACTGGATGCAAGAAAGGGAGCAGCTGCAAGACGGGCATCCGACTATATGGTAAACAAGATTGCTTTCGCCGGCGACAAGAAGCATAACCTTGTCGGTATCTTCTCTGAGGAGAATGATATTCCTCTTTACACTCTGTCAGAGGTTGAGGTTGATGGTAAAAAGTACACCGATTGGGCTCACAAGACTGCAGACCAGATTCTGGATGATATCAATGGTATGCAGAAGTTCATTGACAAGATTACAATGTCAATCGAAAAGCCTGACACATTGGCACTTCCGGCATACATTTACATGGACCTTGCCACAAGAAGAATTCCGGATACGGAGACAACAGTTCTCAGCTTCATCAAGGACCACGCTCCTTATCTGAAGAATTTTGAATCAATGGCAGAGTTACAGGATAGTGCGACGGACATCAACACCAGCGGAAAGAATGTTGCATTTATGTACACGAAGGATCCGGAGAAGTTCAGTCTTGAGATTCCGCTTCCGTTCTATCAGTATCCTTTACAGGTACAGAAGTTGGAGACGGAAATTCCTTGTGAGACAAGAACTGCCGGACTTATCATCTACTACCCGTTGTCAATGCTTCTGGCATACGGAATTTAAGGAGGTTGCACAATGAAGATTATTAACAAGTCAAGAAAGATTATCGGTATCAATGGCGAGCCGCTTCTTCCGGGGAAGGACATGGTCCTTCCTGATGGCATGGAGAAAAACCCTTGTGTTGCGGATTATCTTGCAAAAGGAATTGTTGCAGATGCGGATAATGACACACAGAATACCGCTGCTGACGGAGTAAGCGATTTTGAGAGAGCCAAGATTGCCGAGGAGGCTATTGCCAAGTATAAGGCAGAGCAGGAGGCTCTTGCGGCTGCACAGGCTGAGAAAGAGGCTGAAATCAATGCTGTAAAAGGCATGAAGAAAGCGGCTCTTTTGAAGAAGGCTGCCGGCATGGAAATCGAGGTAAAGGATGATGATACCGAGGAAACCGTAAGGGAGAAGATTCTTGCTGCTCTTGAACAGTAGGAGGTGACCATTATGGAAGCCTACGATATTATCCGGGCAACTATGAGTGAGTTTAAAGATGTTGATGAGGATACCATAAATGTATTCATATCTCTTGCAGAGCCGCTTATTAGCAAAAAGAGATTTGGCAAACTGTATCAGCAGGCTTTGGCTTATTTATCGGCACATAAAATGAAAATGTCTGGTTTGGGAAACACAATCGGCACAGGAACGATAGGGGACACCATTGGATTATCTTCCGTTTCGGAAGGTGAAACATCGGTGTCCTTTTCTAATAATCAGGCAGGGAACACAGCCGCAGATTCGGAATATGGATTAACGGTTTATGGAATGCAGTTTCTACAAATGCGGAGGAGCTGCATTGTTCCTATTGTGTCGGCTGGAGTGAATCATGTCGGTTAATGTTCGGGACACCGTAACTGCAGATGGAAAAAAGTTTGAGAAAATGCTCCAAGAACTGAAAGACAAAGAGGTTCGGATAGGCATTCAGCAAGGCGAAACCAGTGATGATGGTGTGGATTTGGTGGATATAGCCATGTTCAATGAACTTGGCACAGTACATATCCCGTCGAGACCATTCCTGCGTGACAGTGTGGATGCCAATGCAGATCAGATAAATAACTTTCTGCAGTCCATGAAAAAGGAACTTTTGCGAGGCGGCTCGGCAGAAGATGTCTTGAAAAAGATTGGTGTGTTTCAGAAAGGACTTATTCAGAAACAAATTGTAAGCGGCAATTTTACACCCAACTCAGAGGCGACCATAAAGAAAAAAGGCTCTGATACACCGCTGGTAGACACCGGGCGAATGAGACAGTCAATCAATTATGTAATACAACAGAAGGGAGGTTCTGACTGATGCCATTTTTCGGAGACAATTACACATTGAGGCGATATGGGGAAGATGCTGTTGTAAACGGATATCCCACCGCCACATACAAGGATATTTCGGTATTCCTTGATGTACAGGTTATGTCGGCTGATGAAATCATAGAAGCCGGAGGCAGTGGAGATAAAACCATGTTGAAGACATTTGGTGATTTCCCAATCAGCTGCTCCAAGCAGGAAGAAGGCGTTAGGTCGGACCAGCTTCTGTATGAGGGAAGATGGTATGAGTGTATGTCTTCTCGTTTGAGTAAGAATACAATAATCAAACATTGGACCTCAACCTTCGAACTTATACCGGTCAGCACCAATGCAGAGCCGGAAGACACAGGAACGGAGGGATAAAAGTGACATTAGGACAGGTTAAGCAGGTTTTGTATGACACAGTAGTAAAATTCCATCCTGGAGCAATGGTGGTGTGGGAAAAGACCAAAGGTGTTAAACCCAGACCACCATATATAACTCTCGGATACAGCAATTTGGAGAGGTCGCAGTTCCCTTTATCAGACGATGAGGGAGAGCATAAGTATTATAATTATTCCTTTTTGTTTGAGATAAATCTGTACACAGTAGGAAAGGAAATCAAGGTAGATGGTGTTGGCACCGGAGCTTATGAGAATACTGCTGTGGAAGATTTAGAGGAATTTGTACGATTTGTGGATTCTGATGAAACCACAGACCTGCTTGCAACTAAAAATGTAACCATTGTTATGAACCCGCCAATCAGGGATTTATCAGAACTTATCGGAGATACGAAATTCAACTACCGTTCAATGGTGGAATTTGCCGTGACCTTTGTGGGAACAGCGGACGGAAGATATGGAGTATCTGGTGATGAAGCTGTTCCTAATCCTAGTGGCGGCGGGTTGAAAGAATTCACAGAGGCAGAAAACTTTGTGATAGAAAAAGTAATAATACAGGAGGAAACAGACGATGGCAGCAATTAGAAATAATCTTGACGAAATCGTAAAGGTGGATATCGAGATTTCCACTCCTGCATCCAGTGACGAGAGTTTCAGCAACATTCTTATGGTTGTTGAGGCACCGGATGAAGTAGGAACAGAGGAAATTGGTACATCGGTCATTGCGATTTCACAGGCCGCTGATTTGGGCGACTATGGTTTTTCGTCTAATCATCAGGCTTATGTAATGGCAACTGTGGCTTGCTCACAGTCGCCGACTCCCGACACAATGTATGTGATCGTGAGAAATGCTGTGAATGATGAAGATGAGGATAATGTGGAGTATGAGGCAATGGCAGATGTTCTTAACAGGGCATTAGAGGCAGGCGGCTGGTATGGTATTCACTTATCCAAAACTTTTAATAACAAGGCAGACCTTGAAGCAACCATTAAGTGGACAGAAAGTAACGAGAAACTGTTCGGATTTACCTTTACTGAAAAGGAGCTTCCGGTAACTACCACAAATTACTTTAGAAGCTACGCGGTATATGGCGGAGGTGTTCCTGATATGGAGGAAATCCCGGAGGAGAATTACTATATCTCCCTTGCAATGATGGCTAAATGTTTTGGCTATGATCCTGGCAGTGAGACATGGGCTCTGAAGGCACTTGCTGGGGTATATCCTTGTAGGCTCAACACAACCATGAAGAAATACTGTGACGAAAACAATGTCACATATTTTACGACCTATGCAAAGAAGAACATTACAAGTGCCAAGGGTGGCAAGGTTCTTGGAAATGAGTGGATTGATACCATCCGCTTCAGAGATTGGCTTCAAAATGATATGCAGGAAAGAGTGTTTAATCTGTTTGTACTTAATCAGAAAATCCCATATACAGATGACGGCATCACAGGAGTGGAAGGAAAGATGGAAGAATCGTTAAAGGCTGGTCAGGATGTTGGCGGCATTGCACCGACAGAGTATGACGATGATGATAACGAAATTCCGGGATACACAATTACAGTTCCAAAGTCCACAGATTTTTCGGATGCACAAAGAGCAGCCAGAGAGTTGACAGGGTGCAAATTCAAAGCCAAGCTGGCAGGAGCAATCCAGATAACAGAAATTGGCGGAAATCTTGTGTATGCGTAATGGAGGTGAAGATAAATGAGAGTAACTACTTACAATCCTAAAAAGGTGTCGCTTGCTCTTGGAAACCATATCGCAAGCGGCTTTGCTGATGATAGTTTTATTGCAATCGAGCCCGCTGGAGACGGAAACAGCTATGTTTCCGGTGCAGATGGAGAGGTATGCGTCAGCGTTGATCCGTCTTCTATCTATACAGTAAAGGTGTCATTGCTCCAGAATTCCAAGACCAACGCATACTTGAAAAAAATGTACGAGAAGATGAAGTCCTCTGGAAGCGGATTCTTCCCTGTGACAGTCAAGGATTTGGTTGGAAACGAGAAGTTCAGTGCATCCACCGCATGGGTGACAAAGCCGGCATCCAAGACCTACGGAAAAGCACAGAACAACAGAGAGTGGGAAATTGTTGTAGCTGATGGCAAAGAGAGTTAGGAGGATTAGGATATGGCAAGATTAAGACAGACAGAGCCGATGAAGGAAACGATCGGCGATTATAACTTTTATATCAGACCTTTTCCTGCCATGGTGGCTGCAAATCTGACAGGGGACTTAGCTTCAATGCTCACCCCTGTTCTTGCAGCACTCCTTCCGTTTGTTGGGAATGGCGATGAAGAGGGAGAAGGTGATTCTGACGGAGGGTTGATGGATATCGACGTGGAACAGGCAGCCTCCTCCATAGCAAAAAGCATGGAAGGTTTTTCGGGAAATAAGGTCGAGGCTATGATGCGAAAACTGCTTGTTACACATAAGAATATCGCAGTCGAGATACCGGTGTATGACGAATACGATACACCTACCGGAGAATACGAGCAGGAAATTCTCAGCATGGATCTTGTGAATGAGATTTTCTGTGGAGAGGTGCAGGATATGTTTATCCTTGCATTCTATGTTATCCGTCTGAACTTCAATGGTTTTTTCAAGAAACTCGCCGGCCGATTTGGAAAAGCAGGCGAGGATTTAGTGAAGAAGACGAGGAAGATATTGTAAAATATGGAACCTTAGACACAACGCAGTTTTCAGAATTGGAACTCCGTATGTACATATTGATTAAAGCAAAGATAGCTTCAAAGTTCGAGTTAGAGGAGTATTACACCTTAGACGAGGCTTTGAAGCTATATGCGTTATATCGGATGGATATGGATATCCAAGAAGGAAAAGCGGATGAATTGAAAGAAAGGAGGGGTTGAGATTGACAATAAGAGATATAGCTGTTGCTTTTGGATTTGAAGTTGACCAAAAAAGCGTAAGTTCTGCGGAAAGTGCCATAAAGGGAGTGAAAAGCATGGCAACCAAGCTGTTGGGAGCCATCGGAATAGGTTTTTCTATTGCCGGAATTGGCAACCTTGCGGAAGCTGCTGCAGATGCGGAAGCTCTTGAATCACAGTTTTCACAGGTGTTCGGAAATGTTGAGAAAGACGCGGAAGAAAAGCTGAATAAAATTGCTGACGATACCGGAGTTCTGGCGAATAGAATGAAAGGCAGCTTTACTCAGATAGCTGCATTTGCGAAGACAACAGGAATGGAAGAAGCGGATGCTTTGGGAATTGCCGATAGAGCAATGGTGGCTGTGGCGGATTCGGCCGCATTTTATGATAAATCCATTGAAGATACAACAGCCTCCCTCCAATCTTTTTTAAAGGGAAATTTCGCAAATGACGCTGCTCTCGGATTGTCATGTACAGAAACCACCAGAAATGCGGCTGCAAATGCCTTATATGGAAAGTCATTCACAGATTTGTCCGAGGCTGAAAAACAGCTCACATTATTGCAGATGGTTGAGGATGCCAATGCAGCATCCGGAGCATTAGGACAGGCGGCAAGAGAATCGGATACATGGACCAATCAGTTAGGAAATTTGAAACAGTCCTTGCAGGATTTAAAGGCTGCCGCAGGAAAAGGAATATTAAAACCAGCAGTACAGGCTTTAAAAATGCTAAATTCACTGACACAACAGGCTACTGCCGGTATTACTAAACTGACAGCGGAGGATGGTCTTCTTACAAGGTCATTCAATTCGCTGTTTTCTCTTGTAAAGAAATTAAAACCTTCCATAGACCGAATGATGCAGACATTACAAATCGGAGCATCAAAAGGTATCAGTATGGTAAAAGGTGTTGTTGATAAACTCGGAGGAGTTGATAAAGCACTGAAATTACTGGCCATAGTCGCTGGGGCTTTTCTTCTGGTCATGAATTGGTCCAAGATAGTAGAAGGTGCCTCAACATTCATTAAGTTATTATCGAAAATGAAAGGCATATTTACTGTTGCAAATTTGAAAATTCTTGCAATAGTGGCGGTTGTGGTATTGCTTGCCTTAGTTGTAGAAGATTTTATCAATTTCCTTTTGGGGAACGATTCTGTTATTGGTTCTATCTTTGATAAAACTGGAATTGGTGCAGAAAACGCAAGACAAGCAGTATTTAAGGCATGGAACAAAATAAAAGAATTTTTGATTAATGTTTGGGACTTCATAAAACAGGCAGCTGGTATGTTTGTGGACACTGTAAAAGGCTTCTTTGAAAAGCACTCTGAATCCATTAGAGCAAACTTTGAAAGAGCATGGGGAATCATAAAAACATTCCTGAGTGGAGTATGGACTTTTATTTCACAGCTGGCCGCCACATTGTTTGGTGAGACAGAGGACAGCATTGACGGATCATCAACGAGTACCAAAGATAAACTACTTGCGGTATGGCAAGCTATATTAGATGCACTTTCAGCGGTATGGGATGCCCTATATGAAGTTGGAAGTGCTATTTTTAATGCCATAGCAACTGTGATAGAAACTGTGTTCAACTGGATACAGGCATTTTGGAACTCTTGGGGCTCAACCATTCTTGCATGGTTCAAAACCTTGTGGGATTCGATTGGCGGTATTCTCAATGGATTTCTGGATATTATCAAAGGTGTTGCAAACTTCATTTCGTCGGTATTCACAGGCGATTGGGAAGGAGCATGGAATGCGATAAAAGACATCTTTTCTGGAATATGGGATGTTATTGTTAATATCGTGACTGCGGTATGGGAAACAATCAAAATGCTATTTCAGATGGCTTTGGCTGCGATAAAGGCAGTATGGGAGGCTATTTGGAATGGAATTAAATCCTTTTTTGAAGGAATTTGGAATGGAATTGTATCTTTCATATCTGGAATATGGAGCACTATTACAGGCGTGGTTTCGACAGCGGTTAATACCGTATATAGCACAGTTACATCTATTTTCAATGCCATCAAATCTACTGTGACAAGCATTGTAACTGGGATTAAGGACGCAGTGACAACAACCTTTACCAATATTGTAACCGGCATTTCAACAACTGTCGGTAAGATAAAAGATACTGTTGTGAATGGTTTTACAGCCGCTATTGACTGGATAAAAGGCCTTCCGTCACAGGCTTTACAATGGGGCTCTGACATCATCAGCGGAATTGCAGACGGAATCAAAGGTGCTATATCAAAGGTTACCGATGCGGTAAGCGGCGTGGCAGATAAAATCAAGTCGTTCCTGCATTTCTCCGTACCAGACGAAGGACCATTGACAGATTTTCAGTCCTGGATGCCTGACTTCATGGGAGGGCTTGCAGAGGGCATAGGAGACAGCGAGGATGCCCTGCTGGATAAGGTCAAAGGTGTTGCAAGCGGCATTTCTACACTTATGCAGGGGGCGACAGCAAATGTTTCCACCGCAGCGAGTGGAGCAGTAAGCAATACAAGCAATACAACGGTTACGCAGAACAATACATTTAACAATTCGTATTCCGGAAGTGATACACAGGCACAGAAGAATGTATCAAAAGGAATGAACAAATCGGCTCAAGATGCCACTACATATATGGCAAAAGGGCTGGCATATGCAAGGTAGGTGAAAAGGAATGGCGAGAAAACTACAGCCGGTCAGCGTAGCCGGAATTGAAGGGGATGCTCTTATCAGCGAGGATGTCAGTTATTCTGCTGACATTCCTGAGTATCCTGTTGAAAAGGGCTACAATGTTTCAGATACCATTATTCTGAAGCCGGTAGAACTTAGCATTACAATGTATATCAGTGACAGTCCTGCTACATGGAGATACCGCAAAGGTCACTCTCCATCAGCGGGCAGGACAAAGAAGATATGCAAAAAGTTGGAGGATCTGTATTTCAAGAGGAAACTGGTTAAGGTTGTAACAACTGACAAAATCTACACAAGCATGGGAATTACATCCATGACGATATCCCACAGTTCGGATATCGGATACGCAAGGCAGGTACAGATGTCTCTCAAAAAGGTGTATGTGACAAAGCGAAAAACAGTCTACATTCCAAGTTACATATTGCAGAGCGGGGACACAAAATCAAATGCCGGCACAGCCACTACATCTTCGAGCAGTTCATCAAGCAGTAGTTCGTCCAGTAGCAGCTCCTCAAAAAGTTCGAGCAGTTCATCAAAATCGAGCAGCTCCAGCGGGAAAAAGAGTTCTATTCTTTATGGGGTTGCAAGCAATTTAGGATTTTTGTAGGAGGTGCCGGATGATATATATTACAGTACCAGATATGAATGATAGCGTATCTTCAATTACGATTGACGAAAAGCAGTACCTTATCCGATTCACATATAACGGAACGGGGGATTATTGGAGTTTTGGTATTTCTGATAATGACGATAATCCGATTGTCACAGCCACAAAGATTGTTCCGAATTTTCCGCTGACACATTTCTTTAATTTTACGGATTTGCCAAACGGAATATTTGGAGCACTGTCGGATGAGGAAAGAATAACCAGGGAAACATTCAATGACGGAAAGGCAGAGTTTGTTTATATCCCCTGGTCAGAGGTAACGGAGGATTAGAATATGGCACAGAAAAATTTTATCAGAAAATACCTGATGAAAGCCGGAGTAATGAAAAGAAAAGGATTCCAAATCGGACAGACTTCCGAAGGTAATCCTCATGCTCTGCATATCAGCTTCAGCATAGAAAAATCTACTTCTGAAACCTCAAATACAGCAAAGGTGCAGATATGGAATCTTTCGCCGGCGAATTTGAAAGTCCTCGATACAAAGGATTGCGTTGTGGAACTGCAGGCTGGGTACACAGACCAGATTGCCCTTATTCTTGTAGGAAACATAGTTACTGTTACCACATCGATGGATGGAGCAGACAGATTGACGGAGCTGGAGGTTGTAGATGGAAGGGTGGCACTTCGTGACACATATATTTCCGTTTCATTTTCCGGAAAAGTGAATAGCAAGGATGTGTTTGAGTACATTGCAGGAGCAATGGGAGTGTCGGTAGTCTATTCCAAAGGGTGCAAGTTCAAAACTCTGCCGAATGGATTTAGTTTTGTCGGTGCTGCCAAGAATGCTTTGAAAAAATTATGCAAGACCTGTGGGCTTTCATGGTCTATTCAGAATTCGGTCTTACAGGTCAGAAAACCTAATGAACCTATAACAACTAGGGCGTACCTTTTAAGTGCCGATACGGGACTGTTAGACGTACCAAAGCGTATAACAATTTCTGCTGAGAGTGATGATTCCAGCGACAGTTCGAGCAGCACTACTTCTCAGATTGGGTATGAGGTCAGATATTTTCTGAATGGGGCAATCGGAGTGAATGATTATATCCGTTTGGAGAGTGATTCGGTCAGAGGATATTTCAGAGTGGACAAACTGAATATTGATGGAGATAATCTGGAGGGCGAGTGGACCTGTACCGCCCAAATCTTGGAGGTGAAGTGATGTTACAGGAATTTGTTGAACAGGTGGAAAAGGTTGCAAGGTCTGTTACGGAAGAAATGCACACTGCTATTCCGGGAAAGATTACAGCGTTCAACACTTCCACAGGGCAGGCAACAGTAAAGCCATACGGAACATATGTCACCGGAGCCGGAAAAAAGATGGCATATCCATCTATAACAGGAGTTCCGGTAATAATTCCACAATGCCAGTCAGCAAACATTCAGATAGCTTTTCCGATTAAAGCAGGGGATGATTGCTTGGTTATTGTGTCGGAGCAGGAATTGGATGCGTGGCTTGGAGGCGGCGAATCAGAAAATGATATGCGATTTGACTTGACAAGTGCGGTGGCAATTCCGGGACTTAGCGGTAAGAGTAGTGAAGCATTGAAAGAGGCTTGTTCCTCCGGGAATGTAATCATAAATAATTCCGGAACAAAGCTGGCTATATCAAAAACGAATGTTGAGGTTACAGGAAATCTCAATGTAAAAGGAAATATTACCTGCACAGGCAGTTATCCAAGATAGGAAGGAGGCGGGGATATGGATATTTTGCTTGATGAAAAAGGAGATTTGTATTTTAAGGAAACAGACATTGTCCTTGCCAATTCTGTACGGCAAAAAATAAAAATCCGATTAAAGTGGTTTTTTCAGGAATGGAGATGGGATGATGAAGCAGGACTTGATTATTTTGGATACATATTTGTAAAAAATCCAAACCTGGAACAGGCAAAGGAATTGATAGAGGAACAAATATTTAATGTCGATGAAGTAACGGAGGTCAATAATGTGTCCATAGAAATCGACAGTTTGAGCAGAAAGGCAGCAATCACATATGAGGCTGTCACAGACGAAGAAACTTTTAGAGATGAGGTGATTATCTATGGCTGATTATGGAGTGACAGATAACGGATTCGTCATAAAGAGGCTGGATGAAATCCTGGAGGAACTGCATACGGATTTGTCTGCAGAGTTTGGATTCAATACAAGACAGGATCCGCAGTCTTTTATAAATGTGCTTATCACAACTATTGGCGGCCAGTTATCGGAAGTATGGGAAACTTTGGAAAACAGCTATTATGCCAAGTACCCGTCAACAGCAGAGGGTGTCAATTTGGATAATGCTGTGCAGTATGGAGGAATCCGAAGAAGTCCAAACAAGTACAGTTATTATACCCTGCATTGTACCGGTGATGACGGAACAGTAGTAAGACAGGGAGCGACTGTGGCGACCAATACCGCACCACAGAGAAAGTTGGGTGCGGTAAGTGAGTTTGAGATTACAAGGGAAAGCTTCAACCGGGCATCTGTCCGAGTTGCGGCACCGAATAAAGGGGAAATATATTCCGTATCCATTAACGGAGTGCAATTCAGTTACACAAGCACAAGTGATGATGAACTAAGCATTATCAAAGGTCTGCAGTCTGTTGTGAAGCCGGAAGGATATACCATTTCGGTAAATGAAAGTGATGTTACTCTTGTTATAGAGGACGATACAGTTTCCAGAAGCGGAGTGCTGGTGCTGTCGGATAATCTGACAACATCAAGTGTTACTGTTCTGGCTGATTTTGCCACAGTTGACTATGGGCGGCTTATATTTCCAAATGGCACGATTACAGTTATGGTTACAAATATCAGCGGATTCAACTCTGTTGAAAACCTGATTATTCCGACATATGGGCGGTTGCAGGAAACGGATGTAGAACTGAGGCACTCCTATATAGCAAAATCAGCAATCCGATCAACAAGAATGATTGACAGTATATGCTCACAGCTGATCAACAATGTATCCAATGTGGATAGTGCCACAGGATATGAAAATGATACCGACGATACGGATTCAGATGGAAGACCTCCGCATAGTGTTGAAATTATCGTAGATGGCGGTGATGAAAAGGAGATAGCTGCTATTATTCTGGATAAGAAAGCGGCAGGAATACAGACATTCGGAGATATTACTGTAAATGTGGCTACCGAATACGGCGATTCCGTTCCAATCAAATTCAACCGACCGGAATATGTATATGTATGGATGAAGGTCACTCTGGATGCAGACAGTTCCTATCTGCCAACCAACTATGCAAATCTTACTGTGGATTCCATTATTGCAGATGCCGGGGAACTAAAAGCCGGAGATAATATGCTTTCACAGACATTTAATGATGGAATATATAGTGCGGTTGGTGGAGTGACATATGTAAATATCAAGTGTGCAACCACTACGGATAAGGACTATATACCAGGGGAAAGCGAATATACCAAAGTCAATGTGTCTGTCAACAGCAGGCAGAAAGTTGTAGTGACGGATACCAGAATCGAGGTGGTGTACAGTGGCCGTTCTTGATAATTGGATAAATGACCTCCCACAGCAGTTCCAAGGAAAGGAACGCATAGAGGGCTTGATAAGGGCTGTTTCAAAGCAGATTGAGGATTTATATAGGGTATGTAATCAACTTGACACTATGACAGACTTGGACAGTGCCAGCGGCAAGAATCTGGATATGGTCGGGGACATTATTACACTTACAAGAAAAGAGGCTGGTGTCCTTGCAGGAATTGATGTAGAAGATCCTGTTATCAGCGATGAAAGATACAGACAGTTTTTGAAACATAAGCAGCTCGTAAATACCAATGAATGCACCTACAATGACCTGATGGATGGATTGGCATTGCTCTGGGATGTATCGCCTATCTATTACAGAGAGGATGAAGCACTCCCGGCAGTAATTATATTGACAATGCCATTTCTTACACCTGGAGGAAAGGTTGTAACATTGGGAGAAGTCCCTATGGTAAAGCCGGCGGGAGTGAGAATTGAATTTGAGTATTATATCAAGGCTATCGTTGAGGTAGCCTTTAATTTTTGGATATCAGAGTATGATGTTCCAAGGTGCAACACCCTTGTATGTGGCACACACCCATATAGGTCAACACTTGGGGATATTATTGAAATTCGCTGCGAGAATGATGTAAATGCCCTCATAGCAGCATTTGAAGCAAGCCCAACCGGCACCATAAGAATAGGCGGAACTGCCTATAATGCCACACTTGGCGAAATATACGGAGAAGACATTGAGATTGAGATTAACCAAAATCTTCAGATTGTGGATTTCCTACAATCAGGACAAAGTGTTTCCGGATTGAAGCCATCTGAGGCAATGCAGGGGATTGTTATTCCGAAAGATATTCTTGTGGATAAAAGCGAATATATGTCGAAGTTCAGCACGCCAGCAGCCGGCCTCCAAACATCTGGAGGCGGTGAGCTGGCTGAATCTTTATCTGTGGATGTTGACAGCAGTATTGAAACTGCAGATACCGTTCTTCTTGGAACACCGACACAGATAGCAGCCTCTCCGTCTGTCAAGGCAGGAGGGGAATATAAGACAGTTTCTGTAACAGCAGATGATACAGAAACAGAGGTAAATGTCTACATTGCTGCCGCTACCATACGGAGATGTGGAACAGGCAGCTGTGGAAATAAAGATTAGGAGGAATCAAGATGGCATTCTGGAAAAAGGATTTTCTTGACAACCGAAGAAAGCAGTGGATGGCGGCAATCCACAAATTCCAGTATCAGGTAAATGGTACATGGTATGATGCGAAAATCAACAGCAAGAAAATCACAAGCAACACAATTATTTTCATTGTGAGTTTGCCGACAACCCCCAAAACAGCCCACACCATTACAGGTATTCGCCTCTATGATGTAACGGGCGTGATTTGTGCCGAGCAGACGGTTACTGTTAAAAGAACCGCATCTCAGGGAGTGTTGGCAAAGTTTGAGTTCCCGATTTATGAGAAAGGAGATGAGTAGGGATGAATGTATTACCTGATTACCTTGAAGGTAATAAGACTGGAGCATACGCACCGGAGGAATGGCTTGACGAGGTAAAGGACAAAACCTCCGGAGAAATTATCCAGGAAGGAACACCTATGGATGCGGAGCATTTCAACCACATGGAAGAAGGCATTCATAACAATTCCCTTATGCTGGCAATTCTCTTGGAACAGCAGAAACACACACAGCAGAGCATTTCTTCTGTGGATGGGGAAGAAATCGAAGTTACCCTTACCAATACAAAGGGATTCTACTTCAATAATTCTGTGAAAACAGTCGCATTGAGCAATATGCGGAGCACCCTCGATTACAGAGTAACCACAGAAATACAGGGCAATCCTGTAAATGCCGGAGATATTGTGGTTTATGACAAGCAGGTAAATGGTTTCAAGATTGCATTTACCGGAAGTGCTGAAAGTGTTACTGTCCGCTGCTTCGTACAGGGAGGTGCTGCATAATGGCAAATGTGATTATCCACAATGACGAAAGAAGGGAAGAGGTAAACCGAACCCTCAGAGACTATGGTATCAATCCGGAAACCGCTACCAAACATCAGCGTGATATGGCTGACTGCGTGGCACAGAAAACCGGTGAAGCATTAAAAGAATTAAGGAGGTAAGACTGATGAAAGTCATTGAAGTGAATGTTGGAAAAAAGATTGAGTACAGCGTTTCCAAGAACAAAATTACATTCGAGGATGAACTGATGCTCAACTGTGAGAAGTTGGAAAGGGATTTTGATGTTTGCATTGATATCTGTATCGATAAGAACGGAATGCTGACAGCAGGCACTCTCGGAGAAAAGTATGCTGCACAGATTGAGATTCCGGCCAGACAGTATACGGAGGAAGAAATTCCGAATCCTGATTATGATTCAGAGGATGAAAACAGCAAGGAAACGATTACCGAGAAGAATCCGGTACCGTTCAGCATGGCAAATGTAACTCTTAAATTATATGCAATCGAATAAGGAGGATTTTCAAAATGGGAAATTATGATCAGATGGCAGCTGCGGTCAGCGAGCTGTCAGGAGGAAAGAATGTTGTTTTGCTCGATGATGTGGGTAAACCTTCCATCTATGTGAGGATTCCGAAAGGAAAGAACTCGGAGCTTGTAACCGGTCTTAGCGATAATGTTCATTTAGCATTTAATGTGAACAGCGTCGAGAAGACCGCTTTTTATTATTCAAAGTATCAGAATATTATCGAGAATGGCAGGGCATACTCGCTGGCTCACAGAGACCCTAAAGTATCTCTGAATTGGGATGCCGCAAGACAGGCTTGTGAGGCGAAGGGCTCAGGTTTCCACCTTGCAACATTAGCAGAATGGGCTTATATCGCATTGTGGAGCCGCAAGAATGGAACTATGCCACATGGCAACAACAATTATGGAAAGGATTCTGCATACACCTATGAAAAGGGCGAGGAGGCAGCAAAGGACGGAAGTAATACAGGTCGCTGCTTTACAGGTTCCGGTCCTGTTACATGGAATCACAACTGGCAGTCAGATGGTATCTGCGATTTGAATGGTAATGTATGGGAATGGAATGCAGGAATGAGACTTGTAGACGGAGAAATCCAGATTATCCCGTATAACAATGCTGCTATGGGTGCGGAGTGTGATATGAGCGCCACATCAACTCTCTGGAAGGCTATCAAGGCAGATGGAAGTCTTGTAGATCCGGGAACATCTGGCACATTGAAGTGGGATTGGGTGTCAAACCAGATTCAGCTCACCTCCGGTGCGATTACATCAACAGCAGATTCTGGACATGGTGCTGAATACAAGAACATGACACTTGCAAGTGGATTAACTGCTCCGGAGATTGCAAAGATTCTGTTGCTTTATCCTGATGAGCCGGGCGGAGATTATGGCGGAGATTACCACTACTTCAATCCGGCAGGCGAGCGTCTGCCGCGCTGCGGTGGCAGCTGGGGCACTGGGGCTTGCGCCGGCGTCTTCTGCGTCGATCTGCTCGGTCCCCGCTCTTACGCCGGCGGCAACCTCGGCTTCCGCTCCGCTTTTGTTGATCTGTAATCTGTTGCACTGTGTTCTGATAGAGGCTACGATAGTAGCCTCTATAAATTTTGCACACAGTATAACGAAAGCGGTTATTTTATAACAAAAATATTTACGAAGTAACGGAAAGTGATAGAATGGGTGAAAATGCGATACAGAGGACACAGATGGAAGAATTAAAGATATTACAGAAAGTTTTTGATATGATGGATTATGCCTACAAAGCACTTGCACAGTATCCAAAGGGAGAGAAATTCGCTCTTGTTGTGGATATAAAGCGGTGCATGGATTTGATACTCGAAAGAGTGATTGAAGCCAACAAAAAATATTACAAGAAGACCACTCTGCAGGAATTGGATGTAGAGGTGGAAAAGTTGAAAGCGTATATCCGTCTGTCATATAAGTTAGGCTTTCTGCCTGTCAAAAAATACGAAATCTGGTCCGGTCAGGCAGTGGAAATAGGGCGAATGGTAGGAGGCTGGATAAAAAGCCAAACGAAGTAGGGAGTAGGATACTGCGTCTGCCGATCTGCGGTGGCAACTGGAACAATGGGGCTAACGCCGGCGTCTTCTACGTCAATCTGAACAATCCCCGCTCTAACGCCAACGGCAACATCGGCTTCCGCTCCGCTCTACCTTCAAAGTCAGATGCTGCACACCTAATGGGTATGCAGTCAGTACCGAGGTGTAAAGGATCCTATTTCCGTTGCTCTTGCAAAAAAACAGGGTGTCTGCAATGCAGATTCCTATGGGCACAGAATGCCGAGAGTAAAATTATTTGAAATCCGCAATGCCACAAAATATCATATATGGAGGGATAATGTGTCCATAAAAAATATTTTTAACGAAACGACTTCGTTTGACAATGTTCTCCTGGCTGAGCAGGATGTCAGAGCAGGCAGTCGCTATGACAAAGAAGAACTGGTTTTCTGGAGAGAATATGAAGACAATTTGCATTCTACGGCCGATTCCATAAGAAGCCTTAATTTCCCGCCTGACAGGTATCGTTCATTTTATGTATATGAACCAAAATTGAGAAAGATAATATGCTCCGATTACACTACTAAAGTGATTCAGCGGGCAGTATATAATGTTCTGAATCCTCTTGTATGCAAAGGATTTATCAATGATACATATTCCTGTGTTAAAGGCAGAGGACAGCTGGCGGCAATGTTAAGGCTGTCTGAGTGGGTAAATTATGTCAGCGGAAGCGGGCAGAAATGGTATTACCTAAAGATGGATGTGGAAAAATTTTTCTACCGCATAGACCATGAAATTCTTATGAAGATAATCGGAAAGAAAGTCGGCGATAAGAAAACTGTGCGGATTATGGAACATTACATATGTGAGGCATCAAAACCATTCGGATTACCTCTTGGAGTGAAAAACCCTATGGATATCCCGGAAAGTGAAATGCTGTGGGATGTCGGAATTACCATTGGCGGCGGACTATCGCATATGCATGGAAATATGTATTTAGACCCGATGGATCAGCTGGCTAAGAGGGGAATGGGAATACATTACTATATACGATATATGGATGATGTGATAATACTTTCCGACAACAAAGAAGATTTGCACAGATACAAAAATGAATTTACAAATTTTCTCGGTGACGAACTGAAACTGCGATTGAATAGCAAGACCGCAATCCGACCTGTGTCGCAGGGAATGGAGTTTGTCGGTTTTCAGATACATCCGGGATATGTCCGGCTGCGGAAAGGCACGAGCCTTAGAATGAAGCGGCATTTGAAGGATATCCAAGAAAGATACAGGAATTATGAGATAACCTTTGAACGGGCAAATCAGACAGTGCAGAGCTATATTGCACTGATGGATAAGTGCGACTGCGGAGCACTTAAAGAAAAGATTTTAGGGGACTTGGTGTTTACCCACAACCCAAAGGAGGCGATAAGGCTAGATGGATGAAGACAATATTTTAGAATTGCTGGACCTATATATGGATATGGTGGAAAAGCAGGATGAAATCATATACCGGTTGGGAAAGATAGTTGCAAGGCAGGCTACCGACCTGCAGCTCCTTAAAAATGACAGAGAGTTTTCAGACACAAAGTTGGATGAAGATATGGCTATTGCTGATGAGGTAATGGACCAATATCACGAAATCAAAAGCGAATTAGAGCCGTAAGGCTCTTTTTTTAATACTCTGAAGGGAGGTGAAGAAAATTGGATATAACCACACTTATTGTTGCTATGAGTGTTCCGTCCGCTATTACGGGGTTCTGTTTCTGGGTTATCGAAAGAAAAATAGATCACCGCCAGAAAGAACAGGAGAAAAAAGACGAGGCAAGACGGAAAAACGAAGTGATTCTCATTGAAAGTGTAAATGCTGCCCTTGCTTTGAGTGAAGCAACCGCCAGAGCTGTTCAGCGTATCCCTGATGCACAGTGCAATGGGGATATGCACGCGGCTTTGGACTATGCAGATCAAATCAAGCATAAACACAGAGATTTCATGACGGAGCAAGGAATCAATGCACTTTACTAAACCCAAGGAGGTATGTAATGGAAGACAAGAAAAAAGGCTTCCACCCATTGAGAAAATTCAAAGCGTTTATCGGGAAAATAGGCACACTGAATCTCATTCTGATTCTGGTCGGTGCCTTTTTTGTTTGGTTTAACTGGCAGATGCTTGAGATTTTTCGTGAATATGCGTGTATTCCGGAAACATATGCCTGTGCGGTTATTGCGTCTACTATAGGCGAGGCTGGTATCTGCGGTTGGATTAGAACTACCAAGGACAAAAAGCGGGATCACCAATGGGAACAGGAAGAAAAGAAAGCTGTAGAATCAGCGGAAACTAAGGAAATGGAGGATGTAAGTCATGAGTGAGATTATTTTTGAAGTCATCAAGATTGTTGTAATGGTTGCCGCCCTTTTGGTAACGAGATATCTTGTGCCCTGGATCAAGGAGAAGATAGGTGCTGATAAGCTGGCGGTGGCAGAAAAGTGGGCCAAGTATGCGGTTTTGAAAGCCCAGCAGGTTATGTATGAGGAAAACGGACAGGAACGGAAAGCCTATGTTACAGAGTTCCTAAAAGAAATTCTTCTGGCCAAGAATATTTCTTTATCGGATGAGCAGGTGGATGTTCTGATAGAGGCTGCTGTTAAGCAGATGAAGATTGAGGAAAATGCCGGAACTGTGAATACCATCATACAGTCCACAGATAATTCATCTGTTTCAGAGAATTAGGAGGAATCTATGGGATTAGTTGGAAAGAGTACGGAAGAGAAGATTTGGAACTACTTAAAAGGCAGGGGGATGAATGCCTATGGCGTTGCCGGACTTATGGGAAATCTCTATGCCGAATCAGGATTAAAGTCAACAAATCTTCAGAACGCATATGAGAAAAAACTTGGATTTACGGATGATACCTACACAACATCGGTTGACAACGGAGATTACACAAACTTCGTACACGATAGTGCAGGGTATGGTTTGGCACAGTGGACATATTACAGCCGGAAACAATCTTTACTGGAATATGTCACATCAAAGAATAAATCAATCGGCGACTTGGAAACACAGCTTGAATTTCTCTGCAAGGAATTGTCAGAGAATTATAAGGCTGTGTTTTCTGTTTTGAAGTCCGCTTCATCAGTAAAGGCGGCTTCCGATATCGTACTCACGCAGTACGAAAGACCAGCAGATCAGAGCGATTCCGTCAAGGAAAAGAGAACTGGCTATGGTCAGAAATATTATGATGATTATGCAGGAGGTAATAATATGGCAAAGAATTTAAGTACAGGATTTATCAGTGACACAATCAACGGAATTAAAGTAAATTCCAGCATTCCTTGTAACCAGGGAAATTACGAAAGTGAAACCAACCGGAGCGTGGCTTATGTGGTTATGCACTACACAGGGAACACCAAGGATATCGCAAAGAACAACGCCAATTACTTCGCCAGTGCCGGCAGAAATGCTTCGGCACATTTCTTCGTGGATGATACGGATATTTATCAGAGCGTAAAACTGAAAGATAAGGCTTGGCACTGCGGAACCAGCGGAACATATTACCACAACGAGTGCAGGAATTCTAATTCAGTTGGAATTGAAATGTGCTGCACTGCCGGTAATTATAAGGTGTCTGACACAACTAAGAAGAATGCAGCTTATCTCTGTGCTCATATCTGCAAACTTCTTGGAATCGCAGCAGGAGGCGTTGATACCTATGTGGTGCGACACTATGATGTTACACATAAGAACTGTCCTGCACAGATGGCAGGAAACAACAATGCTGAATGGAATTCTTTTAAGGAAATGGTAAAGAGCATTCTTAATGGCTCTCAGACATCAGGGCAGAGCGATACATCTTCCACATCAAGCAGTTTTCCGGCAACACCGTTTACTGTACAGGTTCTTGTTTCAGACCTCAATTACCGTTCGGAGCCATCAATGAACGGAACTGTCAAAGGACAGACAGGAAAGGGCGTATTTACGATTGTTGAGGTAAGCGACGGATGGGGCAAATTAAAGTCCGGAGCAGGCTGGATTTATCTTGAAAATCCGTCATACTGCAAGGTGAATGGTAGCAGTTCGACATCAACCTCAGCCACAAAGACTGTTACAAAAAAATCCAATGAGGAAATTGCAAAGGAAGTTCTTGCCGGCAAATGGGGAAACGGAGGAGAACGAAAGCAGAAACTGGAGGCTGCCGGTTATAATTATACCCAGATTCAGGCCTTAGTTAATAAGCTCTGCAAGTAGTGATGCTTTGGTCGCTCCTATATCGTGTTTCGATAGGATATAACTGAAACCGCTATAAAATAACAAAAGGCACATGAATGTGTCGAAAAATGTTATTTTATAGCGGAAGGAGCGACGATGTATGATAAGAATTTTACTATCTACTAAGCTCGGCGAAGTCAGATGGACACAGGCAGATTTAGCAAGGGCAACCGGTATCAGACCCAACACAATCAACGAATTGTACCATGAGTTGGTTGACAGAGTTAATCTGGAACACCTAGACCTGATATGTGAGGCATTAGGGTGCGAACTCGATGAATTGATTGTGAGGGTACCGGATGAACATCCAAAAATAACCCATACCAAGACCGGGTCCTTGATTTCGTCTGGCAAATAGTGCTGCAACACTGTTGCCATAGGAAAAGACGTTCATGGATCGAGCGTCTTTTTTTATATACCACATATTCTATACACATTCAATACGATTTCTGTCGAGAGACTCTTCAAAATATCTCATATCCAAATTGTTATCCACATATCCTTGCCGGATGGTTTCAATATAGTACCGTGATGGTCTGGCGGCTCGCTGATGAAGATCCATGATGTAAACCATCGCTTTTTTCTTCTGACCTCCGATATCCACCATAACATCCTGCTTGAAATAATACCGAGGATATCCCTCATACATATCAAGACGGCGTTCGTCTTCCGGTTCAATGTTCCATATCAGGACAGGAACGGATGAGCCTTTCTTTCTTGCGATTGTGGCGTGTGCATTGCCCTCTCTGCCCCTGTAAAGCAATACCCAGTTATTTAATCGTCCAACACCGAAAATCGTTGCAGAGGGACATCTAGCAGCCATCTGTTCTAAGTGTAAATTGCTTCCGTATGCTACATATAATTTCTTCATGATTTTTCCTCCTCAATTTTTACTATGCGATATTCATCTGTTAACATTATGCTGTGCCAATTATCACGAATCCATCTTTGGGATTGTGCCAACACTCTGCGCCTGCCTATGTCAAAATGGTAATAGCGGCTTCGATAGGTTACAATGTAGTTTTTCATAAGATACCCCTTTCTCCCCGTTTCGCCGATAGGTCAGCTGGTGTATTATGCGGCTCTGCAGGTCATTCCGGCAGCTTTCTTTAATGGTGTCATGAGGTGAAGTCTGCAAGTTTTGAACTCATCACCATACAGACCGAGCCTGTGAGTAAGAATATTTCGCATAATGGTTACTTTCTGCTCGCTGGTATATCCATCCATTGAACGGAATACAACTCTCTCGTTTGAAGTGATAGACCATGCGGAAACTGCCAAGCAAAACTGAATGTATGCCTTGATTTTTCCAGCGTGGAGTGTGCTGTTGAAAAGCCTGAATTCTACTGTTCCCTTTGTAAAGTAGCTGTGGAGATTGACACCATGGTAACGAGTGCTGTTGTAATGTTCGTGATTGATGCCTCCGGTATATCCGTCATTGGCTCTGCTGTACCAGATTTCCTCAGCCTTTTCCTTTGTGAGATTCTTATCCTTTTTCATAGCATCCAGGAGTGTTGTGTTTAACTTGTGACACCAACTGCTTTCCCTGTTTCCAATTTCAAGGGCTTCATAAATCAGGTCCTGCCGAGAAGTCATAAAGTTTACTAATCTTCTAAGGGACTGTGGATTGTGATTTGCTCCGTCAATATGAATGTGGATTCCGCAACTGCTATGTGACTTTGCTCCATTCTCACGAAGTTTTCTGATGATGTTCTGCAACAGCTCTATATCCTCATATTTCAGAGGCGGTGTAACAAATTCTACTCTGTATTCGTCTGCATATTCGTTTGTTCCGTCGTTCCTGATTGGAGAAATGGAAGAATCTCTCATAATTTTCCACTTGCGAGCTGCCTGATCAAGAATGGTGCGTGTGTGATAGCAAGTGCTGTCCGGCTGTGACGGTGTTGTTCCTAAAACCTCAGCAACTATCTTGGCTGCCTTTGCTCTTGTGATTCCTGTCATTTCTACCTCTACTCCGAATAACTGATTTTTTAACATATCTTTGTCCTCCTGATTTTATATTCTGTTTTATTGAACTTTTATTCTGTTTCTATGAATATATTACCATATGCACAGCCAGTGTCAACACTTTTTTCTAAAAAACTGAAAATTATTTCTGAAAAAGCAGAATAAAAGTTGACAAAACAAAATCTTTGCTTTACAATAGAAACAGATAGGAGGTGGTCTTCATGATATGTTATGATAGACTGTGGAAAACACTTATAGATAAGCACTTGAAAAAAACGGAACTGAGGGATAAGATAGGAATTAGCAATGCTACCCTGGCTAAACTTGGTAAAAACGAACCCGTCAATCTGAAAGTGATTGAGGCTATCTGCCGGGAACTGCAATGCGGAATAGAAGATGTTGTGGAAATAACTCCATGATGTTATCGTGATGTTATGACTGTGACAAAATGAAAGTAATGAGAGTAGACAATAACAAAATGCGTGAAAAAATAAATTATTTTAACAATGAAAGTTCTTGATAATGCCATTACGAAATCGAGTTCGAGTAGTAAGCACAGCTTCAGAAATGGCGTAAACAAGCCATTTCTGGGGCTTTTTCTTTTTCTGTGATACCTGTATGATACCTATATGGCTAGTACCAGCGTAATTTTTGGATACTGCCGGATTGTATCTGAGGTATTTCTTTTATCTGTTATTATTTCATTTTTCAAAATTTCCCATTTTTATTTCAAGTAGGACAACAAGTACTATCGGGTAGGACAATTCCGCCCACGACAAATTTTATAAGGGTATCTATAATCATGATTGTAAAACTCGGAATGACAGTACGACTTTTTTGATACAACTCCGAACAGCGCTCGGTGTTAAAAAGCTTTTTTATGCTTTATCATTTGCTGTATAAGAAAAATAGTCTTATAAAGCCTACATTTTGATGAAAAGTAGTCCTAAGAGGTTGCACATGAAATTTTTAAATGAGTTATCATATTTGTGCGCAGGAAAAAGTCGACTGACAAAGTCTGCTTTTGGATGAAAAGGAGACCTGCAAAGTCGAGAATGGAATTTTAGAATGCGTTACCATATTTGTGTAATGCAAATTTGATACATACCGGTAAAGCAGGAGAGAGGAGGTGAAAGCATTATGGAGCAGAAGATATTTTATACGGCAGAAGAAGTGGCAGAAATGTTTGGCATTTCCAGATCACACGCTTATAAGATGATTCGGGAAATGAACACGGAACTGGCCGCACAGGGTTATCTCACTTTTTCTGGAAAAGTAAGCTGCCAGTATTTAAAGCAGAAAGTGTACGGACTGCGTACAGCATAGCGGAAAGGAGAAAATGATATGCCGGCATACAAAGATGA